AATTAAGGATGTATACGTACCTCCGACACATTTCTCGACATGAACGTTGGAACCATCATGATAAGCCAGCAAAAAATTCGCCGGCGTTGTAGCATCGTCAAGCCTTGCAACTACTCCGCCCTGAGTCTTAGCCGTCACGGTCACTTCGCCGCTTACCAGCACATCCGGCGTGCCGGCGTCCTGGGCGAGGAAACAATCGGAGAGAGGGATGGGTTTGAGGGATACGTCATCAAATCTGCCACTAACACCGTTTGCCAACGCTATTGCCTGGACAAAACACCGAGCATTAAAGGCCGCCGATATTGCTCTGAAGCAAAGCGTAAATTCTACCCACACGGCAGAGGATGAATATCCTGGGTGCGCAAGCAAAGCCCCACCAGTATATGCTCCATCATAGACGGCAAAATTTACCTCAACCCCTGCATCAATCCGTTTTCGCCAACCAGAAAATATATACCAAGTTCCCGCAACTGACACCAAATCCTGATAAGCGGAGGCATAATCTGCTCCGTTACGAGCAATATCAAGCGATTGTACTCCAGCACCGCCAGTCCGTTCGTCTGCAACGCCGTCTAGGGTTGCAGCTACCCCAGTCCAGTTATTCGGCGGATCGCCGGCTTCCATGTTGCCATTCGTGACCAACTCACCACCCAGCGTTATGTTACTCGACGCCTTGCTTCCATCGCTTGACCACGTGTTCGGCTCATACACCATTCCGCCGCCACCAGAACCAAGCCCGCCTGCTATGCCTTCTGCATGGCCCAGGCCGTCGGACGTTACAAGCGCACCGGCAGAGCCGAAGCCGTCACTGAGTAGTGGCGTCGGGAGCCAGCGGATTTTGGGGATGGCGATGAGGGGGAAGGTGGCAGTTAAGCTGCTATCGTTACTTATGCCAGGCAGATAGTTCCCGACCCCCACATCAATTATCCACAACAAAGTTGTTGTGGCATATGCCCCACCCTCAATTAACATAAACGCCCCTGTTTCCCGGCGAGCAACAATACATTTGTACTCCGAGACGGCGTCATAGATACCAATATCAGGACCACTAGCAACATTAATGATAGTATCTATTATGGAGGTAGTTCTAAATACTATTGAATACTGACTAGTATAGCTACCAGCAACGCGCCCCCACCCGACCGCAAACTGTTTATTAGTTGCTTGTGGCTTCACATCTATCCGTAACACTATTCCTGGTGTATTATCATACGCCGGATACTCTATTCTAGGATTGCCCCAGATTCCGTTTGGGTTTGCAAATATCAACTCACCGCCAGAGGTGTACATTGCGTCCCCATCAGTATCGACGACCGTCCGAGTATTCACCCCATCCGTCGCCAGAGTGCCATCGATGTCGCCGGCCGCGCGGTCATCCCAAAACTCATCACGCAAATCATACCCATGGCGTTCAAATATGTTCCTGATGGAAGTCTTCATAGGGCTATTCCTGAGTTCCGAACAGTGTCAGGTCGAACACTTCTCCGTTGGCCGGCGTGTATGCGTTACCATCCGTGATTATCACGTACAGGCTTGAATCAGCAGCCGCACATACGAAGTACGTCGCCCGCGGATCGCTCTGCTGATAAGCAGTCCCATTCGCTGTTTGCTCGGCCATGTCTAACGTGAGAATGGCAACCAACGTCCGCAACTCAGCATCGGTAGCGGCAAAGGCGGCATTATCGGCGGCGACCGTCGGGGCCTCTGTGAATATCCATATGTGAAATTGACCCGTCGCAGCAGGGGCATTATCGGATACGAGTATGACGTTATTGATCCACCCACCACCGCCATTCTCTCTCGCTACATCAAATTCCAATGCTGCCGATACTGTCCCTGTAACCACATCACCCGCTGAATACTGTGTGGTATTCGCAGGACGTGTAATTTGAGCGCTCTCTTTGAAAGCAAGATTAACGGTTTCCAGTGGATCACCGCCAGACAAGAACTCGACCTTCAACTCATCCAAAAGGTCCAAATCATGACCAACTGGCATAACCTTCTCTACCATCATTAACCTCCATTTACTAATGGAGCGGGTTGCCCCGCTCCATTATCCTTCCTAGCACGACCCATAGAAGTAGTCGTCCACACTCTCAGCCTGGCTCTCACCAGAAGCGTGGAAGTAGTCATCTTCCGGATTCGCAGACTCAGGCGGCAGCACGAACGGAGCACAAACATCGGTGATCCGGCCTTGCAGCCACGGTAATTGAGAAACGATGCGGCCCTTCATGATCGAGGTCGCGGTGTAGCAGTTGTTCGTATTCTCAAACATATTGATGAATCTACCACCATCAGACAGATAGGCCCGAACACGGTCGCCCAGGTCCATCCCGGCAGTCGTCGCGGCAAAGTCCTGATACTGACCGTACATGATCGGCCTTCCGCCCACTTTCTTCGTCAGGACGAAGATATCGGAGCAGAAGTACGGAGCACTGGAAGTCTCAGGAATCCAGCTTGTGGTGATGATCGGAACCGCAGTCCCATCCACTTCAAACTGACCCATTCCATACAGACCGCCGGCAAGTCGCGCCCGCTCAGTGCGAGACGCCAAGGCGTCGATAGTCACAGTACCAGTATCGCCAGAGCAAGGCCCACAACCACAAGCCGCCCAATCCAACAGGGCATCAGCCATGGTCGGGGTCATCAACAGAACCATATCGCCAGCCGCGCTGTTCACCCCGCCGATGAAACTCGCCCTTCGGCGGATTCGGCGAACCACAGAGGTGACGACGTTGCAGATGTTGTCCGACATAGCGGCGTTCGCCCAATCATAGATGACCGGTTCTGCGCCGACACACTCGTTGCCGTTGTGAATGTCGGTGATTGGCGTATTGATCAAAACTTGGATGCCGTCAAACTCTCGCGGGTTCGATGCACGGTTGCCTTGAATCAACTGTCTGTTCAGGTTCTGCGCCAGAATCTGAGCAACCAGGAATAGCGCCCACTTCTCGTCATTAGTGATGAGTTGCCCTTGATTCGGACCATCGACCCAGAAGGTCGGGCTTCTTTGGCAATACTTCAACCCGACATTGAGAATGTCAAGCTCAGGAGAACTTGCACAAACCTCTCCGAAACAACTCATCAACTCGCATTTACCCCACTCGACAGAGGGGCAATCACCACACTGTGTGGCGCGTTCCCATGTGATCGAACCGGCCTCAGTACCCTCCGGTCCAAACCAATCTAACAACCCCCACACCAGGATTTGCTCGGTCGACGGAAGCCAACCAAGCCATTTCTCGAAGTTGTCATCGATCACCGCGCAAGACAGGATGTCCGCATCGGTGCAGCACTGGAACATACCAGCAGTATACATCCCGCCGCCAGCAGTCCATGCATCGCTTTTCTGAGATAGACCTTTCACGGTCTGAATCTCAGCCATCAATTGATCCAACATACCCATCGTATTCTCTCCTCACCCAAACTTACCAACCACGCTGCTCACGTGCGAAAGCGGCAGATTCGGGCAATGTCATTCTCGTGACATCAACTTCTTCATGCTCCTCAGCATCCTTTTCTTCTACTGTCTGGATGCTGTCAGAATTTGCAGCTTTGCGAATGGCAATGCGCGGTCGCTCAGTCAATAGTTCTTTCTGCTTCTCAATGTCGCTTTTGTTCAGAGCCACAACCTCTTCGGTCAATCCGCCGATCCCATCAACCAGCTTTTCGATTGTAGCACCCAAATCTTCCGCCCAGGCATCAACCGCCGCCAAGACCGGAGCAACCTGCTTCTCCACCTCATCAGCAATCGCCTCAAGGGCTTCATCACTCAGGAATATCTCGGCGCTTTCGATGCCCTTAACCTCTTCAGTCTCGGAAGATTCCTCAGTCGTTTCCTCAACCATCTCTTCAGCGGTCTTCTCGGTCGCTTCCCCGACGGTCTCCTTAGTAGACTCTTCCAAATCCTCAGAAGTCTCTTTTTCTGCAAACATCTCACCGCTCTCAACCAATTCAAGGGTTCGCTTGTTTGCAGCCATGATCGCCTCCTCAGTCAGTTCATCACCGATGATTTCGGCGATATCACCTTTTCTGCTCATTTTATCCTCCAACTGAACTGTGGTAAGATCGGTCCAGGGACAAGCAGCATGTTCTCGCTTGAGCATAGCCCTATCTTGAAACTTGATCGGACCAGTATACACGCTCACATCTCCAAACCGTCTTACTCGATCTTTCTTCTGATACCAGAATTCTGTACTCATCCCGACTATATCGGGATTGTCTTTCGCCCATTGGTATGCTTTGTCGGCCATTGATGTATCATCCCAATCGCCAACCTCAAGCACGAAGTTTCCAGCACGCATCATCGCCAGGCACGTTCCAACTTCAGTTCCACGTACATGATAGATATTCAACCGGCCATACTCACCACGCTCATCAGCATCAGCAATACCCAAGTCAATGGAGCGATTCGATATGATCTCCTCCTCCCTATCTTTGAACGAAGATGCTGTCAGCGACAACCAGTAACGCTTGCCGTCACGCTCGAAAACGCTGAAACCTGCCATCTTAGGGACGTACTCGACTTTCACTTCGATCAAGCCCTCCCAATCAGGAGCGACTTCTTCATCCTCGATGGTGTACGGAAGTTTCCACAGGTGTCGCTTGCGGTATCCGCCGTCATCATACGAAGTCAACAGCGCCCATTCCTCGTCCACCATAATATCCATCAAGAAATACTGTGGCCTGTCAATGGTGTACTGATGAATGTTACCGTTCTCACCCAAAACAGTAACGACCTCTTCGTCGGTATAGTTATCATGGATGTCTCCGTATCTCTCGTGAACCCACAGCCTTGCTCTCGAAATCCTTCTTCAGAAGTTTCTTGGCGTGCGCTTCCAGATGGCTCTTGGCTTTGCTACGCTCAGAATCTGTAAGCTTGGTCCCCGATTGATTGACTCGCGCCAACGCATTGCGTAAGTGCGGCAAGTCGACGCTTTTGTCCTCAGTCGCACTTTTCACACTCGCATTATGATGCGGAAGCATTCTCAAACTTCTGGGCTTTGTTTTCCCCTCATCATCTTTCTCGCCCCCTGGCTTTATCACTGCGAAAGCCGCATCCGGAAGCGAGTTGATGTAAGCGGTCGTCCAGGTTTTCTTGTCTGCATCATTCATATCACCTACCCCCTTTTGGGGTCTATACCCTGCATTCCTCGCGGCGGCCCAGCAAGCCCTCATGGCGCGTGATTCTCTTTCATCTTTGGGCAATCGAGCATTAGTTTCCAAAGCATTATTGGCTGCGCTGATGCACGCTTCAAGTTGTCTGTCGTTTAGTCTCCCCGTGTTAGGGGGAGGATTAGACTTGCTCCAGGGCATTACTCTCTCCGTCGATTTATCTCAATCCCCCTTGCGGCATGGACTCCGCTCAGGGAACTATCCACCTTTCCAAGCCTTGCTACAATCTACCTTTCTACGCCGATCTCGCTTTGTTTGTATCTCATGTGGGCAGTTTGGATGCTGAGGCAAAATTACCTGAGACATTAGCTCTTTAATATCCATCCATCCCAACCTGACCAGATCAGCGCATCTATCACAAACTGCCATGCGCGGCGACACTCTACCCTTGATACCTTCGATTGGCGTCCGCTTATAAAATTCCCTCAAAGCAAATAGGTGCGCCCTCGTCTCCTCAGTGACGGCAACCGACTTTAACTTTCCCATCACCCAGCCGCCGCCCTTACGCCTTCGACCTCTCCAATAATTCCTTGTCCATGGCCTCAACCGCTTCGATAGAACATAACGATTGATGCCCCTTAATGACCCTTTGTGATCTTGCCTGTATCCGTCTATGACCTTCGTAATCTGTCCAGCAAGATTCTGGTTATATGTATTCGTGATGCTCTGCGCCCACTTCCTAGCCTCATCATCTAACATCTTCAATTGAGTTGCGTCGGTTAACTTAACCCTTCCCCGACAACCCAATTTCTGCATTTCATTCCTCAATGTACGTTGGTAGGTCCTGATATACGACCTGGAAATGCGTTCTTGCATCGCGGCCATCGCGTCGGCATCCATCGCATATACACTGAAAACCATTCTGGCCCAGGGCGGGTTGAATACCACCTTCGACGCCCAATCTGATAGTCCTGGATCAGAGTACAATTCAATTGGTTCAGTGATAGAATTCGGCAATGACAAATCAATTGACTTCACGGTTCTTCCCTAACCACGCTTCTCTGAATTCCGAATCCAGTTCTTCATCAGACCAAAACTCAACTCTCTTCACATTGTTGTAATAGCCACCAGAACCCTCAGCCCATTCAATACTCTTGATTCGTGGGCACTTCTCCCAACAATGATTCATGCCACAATAGGGACACACTACAGCATCACCCCTTCCTCTATCTCCACTGGTTCCTCATCAACGAACTCGCTTTCACGTTCCTCGATATCACCCAAGAACCCGCCAACAAACTCACCCAGGTCTCTATACCAGCCACCGATGTCAGACTTCCTCCAATTGTCCAGATCGCCCACCTCTTGAGACAAATTGTCTGGCTTGTCTACCTCTTCCGGTTCGGGTTTCGTCAAATCTATCCCGTCCCCTGGCAATCGCAATTGCTTCTCTTCTTTTCCATTACCGCCAATGAACAACGGCGACTTCACAAGTTCAAACCCAGGGAACGTTCTGCTGGCTTCCCAGACCATGATAATGTCGCCGGCAGAATTCACCCTCAAAATATCTTCACCACGGTTATAGGCTATACTACGCATCAACTTGTCATGCGAATTGACCTTAGATTCAGTGTCGGTTCGAATATCTTCATCTGTGTCAACCATGTCAGATGGTAACACCCTCAGCCTGGACAAAAGCTGCCTCGCCTCGTAGCGGTCAATAAGGCTTTCAATCTGACCATTGGGAATCTTGTACAACTCAGAAACGTACTGAACGTTGATCTTACTTATCTCCGCCCTGGACGCATCTTGTTCATCATCAATAGCATCGAAATGAAACTGAACAGATGAAGGCAAAACCTTGAGATTAACCCAACGTTCAATACCAGACAGAATATCACCGATCCCCTTACCCTTAGCTTTCAGATGCTGGACAGCAGCCTCAGCTTTGGTAACGCCGGCATGATCCACTTGCCAGAACTCAGACACATCAACCCCGAAACAGATAGCGAGAATCTTCACATAGATTTCGTACATGAGTTTACGGTCGAACTGGTCAGGCAATTCAGCAAACGGAACGAACTTCACATCCGGTTGTGGAGCCTTCCCAACAGACCCGCCAGGAATCAGCCAAAGCAACCCTGACCATATAGTATTGCCTTTGTTGGCTTTGTGCGCCAAGAACTCATTGAATCCTTCTTGAACTTTCTTCCTGCTCATATTCGACACAATCGCAAGACCTTGAGGGGGCAAGTCTGCAAGCTTCTGAAGATCATAGTTCACGAGGCTGATCAATATCTGCGCGGCCGATAGAGCACGGCTAACAGGGCTAAATCCCATCCCTAATAAACTATCGCTCACCGCCGGAAGTATGACTTGATGTACAACGCTATTGGCAGGAATCTTCTGCCACGTGTTTGAACTATCTTTCCACACAACGGGGAATTCTGCGTTTCCAGTAGGCATACATCGCAATGGATCGAACGAAACGAGTCCAGTAACAGGGGCATCAGGATCACGACCTGCATGAGTGATTTCTACAAACGCTCCCCTATCGTAAATACAGATAGCCTCGACGTATTTCTGTATGCCCTGTGTCCATCCTGCTTCCATCCCATCCCATTCGGACAAGATAGCATGGGAGCGCGCAACCGAATTTCTGCCACCAGTCAACGTCCATTCCTGAGAACTGACTTTCATAGCCATAGTAGCTACGGCACTAGCTAAGATGGCCTCTTTCCGCCATTGGTTTCCAAGATATGCGTCGCGCTTTTGAGTTCCGTATGGGGGAATGCCAGAACTGACCTCAGCCAAGAACGAGTACCACGTAGCAGCATCTATATCGCCCTCGAACTTGGTATGTTGAACAGAGTCGTTGACTACAGACTTGATTGCAGTCGATAATGTCTCCGATGCAAAATCTGTTCCTGCGAAATCTGTTTCAACTGATCGTCTTTTGAAGAACCTATCGTAGAAAGGCATCCCGACCTCCGAGCAACAAAAAAAGCCTGACGCTTCCGCATCAGGCCCTCGCTCTGCGGTCGGAATAGGGGCTCAACATTGTTTTCTAGTTTTACGGTAAAATCGGGTACGAGGCGCTTAGCGCCTCGCTACCCAACGCCATTGTGCCAACCGAACACCTCATAAGTAACTACATTGTATCAAACTTTTCTCAACTTGTCAAATCTACATCTTTGATTTTGTTCACCAATGCCTGCTTGTCTTGCTCCAACAACTCCATGATGCTGAACACCTCGCTGTTAAAGCCAGCCAAAGCGTAGACATTCCGCTCAGGAAACATCATTGTCCCATAGTCGCAAAGGTCCCAGGAGTAAAGAATCGGGTCAGCCCCGCTCCGCTCACGATACTCAGCGAACGACTTGACCGGGCAACCATATCCGCCACCCATCCATCCCTGCATATCCGACAAGATGATGATTCGGTCGTACTTTGTATCTCCCATCACCTGGAAGGGAACCTGGAAATTTGTATCTGCGCCGGTCTTGCTTGCATTGATGATCGCAGTCATGGTCAGGATACTGTCATCAGTATTCAGGCTCTTGTACCGAGCATTGCTGCTGAACATGATTAGATCGGCATCGGGCTGAGTTTTCAACAGAATCGCAGAGAATGTCGCTGCAATATCTGCCGCAGAATAGCTTGAATCTTTCCCGTTCAACCTACCACGCCAAGTCATCGACCCGCTGTCGTCCATGAGGACCACAGTCTTTCCCGGAAGTTTGGGAACGTTGGCGCAAGAGATTTCAAGGGCTTTGTTCAACGCCGGCAAGATTTTGGACGCCCCCTTCTCCTTCATCAGAACGTCGTGGGCCACCATGTACCTGAACGGCATGACGAGCGACTTCTTGATCAACCGCTCGTCGACCAACAACTCACAAGCCAACTCCACAAGTTCTGGGGCTTGCTGCAAGATGTTTCTCAGGTTCCGGAGCAATGCGAAGTATCCGATCCTTCGGTTCTCCAAGAGGGACTTCCAAGCCTCAGCCTTTAGCTTCACCTTCTCCTCTTTACTCGTCGCCTGCTGGCCTGCCTGAGTAAGTTTGACTTCCCAGGTCTCCGCCCCCTTCGACTTTCCAGAGACCAGTTCCGCAAGGGCCTTGGCGTTTCTCTCTGTCGGCTTCGGGTGAACCAGGTTCACCAAATCAATCAACGATACAGCCTTGCGCTCCCCACGATACTTTCTGAGTTGATAGTCATCGAACTTGTCGAACGCCCTGGCAAGCCCGACCTTCAACGCATTGGGAATTGGCCGCTTGCCATACTTGGAGATGTGCCGGGCCATGATCTCAGTCATGTCGTCGACACGATGAATTGCATTGTAGACGAAGGAGCGTGTCCAATCACTACCAGATGCCCCCCACACGATATCAACGACGGCGGCATGGCTGATCGACCGCATCCCAAATTCCTGGCGTGCATACACAGTAGCCTGGGCAGCGAACTTCGGATCAACCTCACCAATCAGAAGTTCCAGCCTTTTCAGGCTATCATGAGCGCTCTCATAGTACCTATCATTGACAAACGATGTCAGCATGAGAGATACCAATTCGAGTTCGGCTGACTCCTTGAACGCAGCACCACCGGCCACATTCATGGTTTTCGTGCCCTTCGACTTCTCATTAAACTTTGCCATTCCATTCCCCTTTCATTTACCGTGAACGAAAAACTTGAGAGGGATTTAGACCTTTCGGCCTCGTTAGGAATTGAACCTAAACTGTTACCTTTACAGGGTAATGCTCTGCTCTGCCAGTTGAGCTACGAAGTAGCCCTCTCATCAGTGTCACGGTCTGATTCCACTTTACTGTGGAGATACCTGAGAGAGAGGTATTGCTCGATTTCAAGTCGAAGTATCTCTCTCATCACTGCCACAGATATTAGTCTCTACGGAGTAAAGTTGGGTGAGTGCTTTAGTACCCCGACCGAAGTAACTCACCCATCACTGCCGCATATACAGTATAACAGATTGCGATTATATTGTCAAATACTCAATTCAGGAACGAGAGCCGTCGCAATGCTCTCCACATCCCTCTCGCAACCGAGTCTTATCGCAAGCAAGTCCAGCGTACAATCTGACGCCTTCTCAAGATCGCCCTTCACCTGTTTGCGGCGTCGCTGGCGTGGCTTCACGATAGCTTCTTCAAGCAACTCTCTGTCTCTGAAAACCACCTTCATAATCAACCTCCTACGTGCTTTGTGAATACATCTCTCATAACGTACTCAATGACACTTGTCACAAGTCAATGGAACAATCGGTTCTCCAATCACAATGCCGTCCTCCCCAACATCATACCCTCTCTATTCAGCGATGTGTAACCGCTCCCAGAAATAATCAAGTGATCCAACACCTTGATGTCCAATATCTCACCGGCCTTGACGATCTTCTTCGTGATTTCAATATCCTCATACGATGGTGAAAGGTTCCCAGATGGGTGATTGTGAGCAATCAAGATTGATGCTGCATTGGCGAGAATCGCACCCTTAAATATCTCTCTCGTAGAGACAATGCTTGCATTTAGCGTTCCCATGTGGGCGACCTCTATTGACAAAACCACATTGTTAATATTCAGATGAACCACAATCATCTGCTCTCTATCACTCATACCGAAACGTTCAATCAAAGCAGGGGCGATAGATTCTGAACCGGAAACCTTACAATCCTTCATACTAACGCCAGAATCTCTTATCAATTGAACCCTCACAATCGGTGCTTCATACATCTGACTCCTCCCATTCTACATTGTAATATTCGAATGACCTTTGAAGCCTATCTGCTGTCTTTTCCCCGATCCACTCCGAAACCAGATTCAGATAAACCTCACAAAACTCTCGGCCATGAGCGGGTACATCAAATCCGTATTTCGTATCAGTTGCTACATGGGCCAATTCGTGCAAAATCGTTTCCGGAGTCCTACTCCATCTTGGCAATGAAATGACATAGAACATGAGCACATTGCTATTGATAAACTCAAGTATAAACCCCTTAACATTGGCATGTTTGCAACCACGACCATCTCTCAACTCTACCCTGACAAAACCAAACCGCCCATCCCACCACTCGCTGTCAATCACTTCATCCACGAAGTCCTTGACCTCAGCCATGTTCGCAAAGTGATTGCTTTTGCCTATTTCTGCCTGGGCCACATACATCCGACTGCATTGCCAATCATTCATTTCAGATCAACTCTTCACATTCCTTGTAAAAATTATCGAATCCAATATACTTAACTGGCAATTCAACTACTCGACGCTCACGCCCATTGATTACCTTGTGGATTGCTTCATTGACAATCTTGCCATGAAGTGATGAAATTGTTACAAGATCATCAGGTAGATAAGGCCATTCCCGACATGGCAAAACGAGCACTTTGCCGGTTCCAAGCACCTCTCCATCATCAATAACAACCACCTTCGATCCCAATTCTAATCCCATAACAATCATTTCAATCCTCCATATAATTTATCTTATACCCATTATACCCTATAATCAGTATATTGTCAAGGTTTAGTTTACATAAATAACCTTAAAATATTCCGGCTTTTTATCCCAAATATCCCAACAAAACTATTGACTATAACCCAAATTCATGCTACAATAAATACATGGACCCCATAGCAATTGCTCGCATGAACGACATCGAATACTTTGAAAAGTATCTCAAGATAAGACCAATGGAACCAAGCGGGGCGGTTGGCGGCCTCGCATCGCTCAGGATCAACTCTGTTCAAAAACACATCCTGGAAAATCTCAGACGTAGGACAGTGGTATTGAAATCCAGAAGAGTAGGTTGCTCTACGCTGGTACAAGCATTGCTGTACAGAAAGACTACCCACAAGTCTGGCATCAATACCACTACAGCAGCACATAAGGCACAATCCACAAATTATCTATTCAATATGTCCAAGATATTCTACGAGAATTTTCCCCCTGAATTCAAACCAAAAACAGGCCACTACTCCAATAGAGAGATGACATTCCCATTCCTCAATTCGAGTATGATCGCCCTTACTACTGCTAAGGGCGGTGGTGGCCGTGGCGAAACGATCCAGTTATTGCATTGCTCCGAGTACGCATGGTGGCTCTGGCCCGATCAATTCATGGGACTGACTGAAGCCGTCCCCAATACCCAATCAAGCATGATCATA